CCATCTCAGATGAATAGATGCTTCTTCAAGTTATTCCTATATTTTCATATAGGCTTGGACTATACCTCCATCTCAGAGAGATGCACTCCGTCTAGTCTCTACACCTTCCCATAGGGCTTGGCTCGGTATTGCCATTTTAAAGGTTTCACCGAATTTGAAGTGTTTTCAGTTATATGTCGCCACATAACTACGCAATTAATTTTACGTCATAGTGATTTTTAGCTTCGTCAATATTAGCTAAGAACGCACTAGATAATAATAGGTCATCTATATTGATAACTTTTTCGTTATGTTTTACTGAGCTACCAGTTATTTCGTTTCCTACCGTGTGGTAAGAAGCACTTGTAGTTCCCACTACTGGAAACTGAGCACTTTTACCTGATTTGATAGAACGAGTAGTCGTCATTCCTAACATTTTGTTTTCTCTAGCGAAAGTAGCAAGTACCTCACCACTGAAAACTTTTAGAAATAAGTCATTATAACCAGTTCCTGTTGCATTAACTAAACCCAACCTTGAAGGAGTAGCATTCGCCATTTTATTTTCCTTTGTTAGTTAGATTAATTAAACACCATACATACATCAATCGTTATCTTTTATTTCATATTCGCAAATAATCGTAAAAGGCAATCTATCTTTGTAAGGGCACTCCTCTTAATGAAGAGTGAGTGTCTTAGAATATTATTGCACCAACTATAAAACCAATAGTAAACCATACTATTTCAGTTCTATAATATAATGACCAATTTTGGATTTTAGAAATCATATCAGGTATTGTCATTTATAAGCATCCTCATATTTATGTGAAAGTATTTTAGTAATTCTTATTCTACCTGAAGTTTGACCTTCTTCTTCAATATGTTCTATGTTAGCTTTAACCTGTCCACAAGCAAAAGAAACGTGCTCAGGATTTATTGTCCTCATAGCAATCCTCTTACTAGACATACAATCTTTCATAGATTTTTTATAAGTATGTTCTACTAACTCACCATTCAACCACATACATAACGCCCAAATCAACACGCCTTTTTCAATCATTAATGATTACTCCCATTTGCTTTTCTAAATTTATTTTTTAAGTCTTCTACATCTTCTTCTAATTTTAATATTTTCTTTTCAGCTTCTAATAACAAAACTTTAGTGTGAACATTTTCATCTAATTGTGCTTGGTGTTTTTCTAATAGACCTGCATTATGCTCTATAAGCATATACATTTCTAAATTCTTAGGTGTTTGGTCAGCTTTTTTGAGAAGGTCTGCACTCATTAGCTCTTTAGATGTTTCTAATTTATTAATTCTTTCTATTATACCAAAATAAGCCCAGACGGAAATTGCAACTGCAATTACAATAGAGATTAAATTTTTTACACTTAAATCTATTCCTGAGTTTTCTCGGAGTTTAAGAGACTTCATTGTTTGTTCCATTTAAAAGTTTGTTTTATACTTTTACTATTTTTATCTTTTCCATTAGAAGTTTCTCCCATTTCTAAAGTAGTAGTGTCAGGCGTTATATTAAAACCACATCCTCCTAAAAGAATAAATAAAACTACGAGAGTTATTCTCATTATTTCTTTTTCTTCTTTTTCTTTTTAAACTTTGTCTCAATTTTTTCTTCCAATGATGATACTTTTTCTTTAATGAGCACCATATCTGTAGATAAGGAAAATGTTCTTGAAAGTGTCCATCCACCCAAAGCAAGAAGTATAGCGAGCAAAGCCGTGATGAGTTTTTCATTCATTTATTTTTTCTTAAATTTATTCATTGTAGTCACACCAAATGATGCACCTACTATTGTTAATATGATGTACCAAAACATAGGGTCAGCTTTTTGTAATATTTCCCAGCCTCTTTCCATAGCATTTTGAGCTGGTGGCCAAAAATGGAGACCCATTAAAATTGTGAAAAAAACGACTAACCATTCATCTTTTAGCGAGTTTTCCTGCTGACGTATTTGTTCTACAGCTATTGTTTTAGTAGCTTCTATTTCTCTAGCTCTAATAATTTTATCCTTCTCCATTTTATGCTGTATTCCTCCAATAATTTTAGAGGACACCATTCTTGTCAAAGGATTTTTTAAAATTGGTAATATAAAATTAAGCATTATTTTATTGCTAAAGATTTTTTTAATAGGTTTTTTATCATTTTACTTGAACCTGAATATTTTCCAGTTTCAATGTTATATCTGTCATTACTAGTTATTTCTAATGCCTTAGTAATAGGTATATTTAATTTTTTAGAAAGTTTAACACCTGCATTATATCTTTTTTGACTTTCATTTTTTGAAAATGCTTTTTCACCCATTTTTACTCCTATTATATTTTTTTGATGTTATTGCTAAATTACTTTTAGAATTGTTTCTTGGGTTTCCATCCTTATGATGTACGTCTTTTCCCTTAATTTTCACTCCCAGCTTTTTCTTAGCAATACGCCTCGCTAAGTTTCTACTAGCTCGGTTTTTCTTTTGCTCAGGCCGAGAGTGATAATTTTTGTATTCGCTTTTGTAGTCTCTAGCCATTAGATAACATTAGAATTTTTAATCTTCTGTTCTACGTCATTTCTAAAAGCTGGGTCTTCAGCATACTTAGGATTATTAATATCCGTAAGCATTTCTGCTACTGAACGATAAGCACCTTTAGAGCTATCAGCTTTGTCTCCACTAATTAAATTAGGCTCATTATGAACCTGATTATATTTAGCTTGCATACCTGATATAGCCATTTGTGCTTGGTCTAAAGAGCCACTATCCATTGTTTCATTAAATGCTTTTACTTCACCTTCACTTAAATTTTGTGAAGCCCATTTAACAATATTTTCATAGTTCTCTTTACCACCTACAACTGATTGAACACTATTAACGTGCTTATCAGCTAAGGCTTGTTGTCCAGCTATATAACCATCTACAACAGTTTTATCTAAACCATTCTTAGCTAAGTCAGCATAAGATTTATCTGAAAGTTTTCCACTCTCAGCAAATTCATTATAATAATTATCTAAGTTAAAGCCTAGTTGTTGTTCAGCTTGTTTTTGATTTACTTTAAGCTGTTCCATAGGTTTAGGTGCATCAGTATTAGATGTTTCCTCTTTTGGAGTAGACATTTTCTTTTCTAATTCACCATAAGCCTTTGCTAATTCTTGTGCATTAGCAAATTTTTCAGGAAGCCATTCAGGTCTAGTCTCAGAAGTCTCACTCTTTGTTTCAGGAGTTTGAGCCTCTTGGGTTTTTTCTTGAGTTTTAGCCTGTTCTTCTAATGAAATATTATTTTCATCAGTGCTTATTTCTACTTTTTCTACCATTATTCCTCCGTAGTAGGCATACCTTGTTGTTGAGCTAACGCTTGTCCGACTGCTTCAGGTGGTATATTTCCTGCTATCTTTTCACCAGCGTTAGTTATTGCTTGTTGTTGAGCATTTACGTCTACTTGCTCTTGTTGTTGTTGTGCCTCTGCTTGTAAGTCTTCAGGTGATTTAATTAAACCTTTGACTTCAATACCATCAGCAGTAGCTAGACGTGCTATAGCTTCAGAAACATCCACATATTTTACTACTGCTTCAGCTCCTAAAGTACCTGCTAATGTTTGCAAAAATTGTACTAATCTATTTCTATCGTTACCTCTACCTAATGCTTCAAGACCTGTTACTATCTTAGGTCTAACTACTTTCTTAGGAAGACTTGGTAATTTGTTTGCTTTTTCTAATATTGCTATTTTTCTTCTAACAAATGGTAATTGAAATTCTTGAGATAAAATTCCATAAATACCACCTAAGCTATCTTGTAATTCTTGTGCAGTTAATTTTACTTCTTCTGCTGTAGTTCTTTCACTATCTCTAATAACAGAAGCATTTAATAAAAAGGCATAAGATAATCTTTGTTCTATCTTAGCCATAGTTTCTTGAGCTACTCTAAAGTCTGCAAATTTTTGTACTTGTAATGTAGAGACATCATTTGCATCACCTTCTATGATTGCTCCATTTTCTGATTGAGCTAATGCTCTAGCTCTTGTAGTTCCATTTGGTTTAATTAAAAATAAAGTTTTAGCTGAAGCAGATGAACCTTCTACGATTGCTTTAGTTAAACCTTCTAATGATTTTAAGTCACCTAAATATTCTTCTGCATAAGAACGACCATAGTTTTCTCCATCAACTCTAATCATTCTTAAAGGCATATATGGAGTTTTATCTATTGGATAAGTACCATAAGTCTCTTTAATTGTGATACCTTTAACTTCTTGCATAACTTCAAATTTATTTTTCTTTCTTTTTACGCAAGTATATAAGTCGCAAGTTTTATCACCAATTTGTTCAGGGTCAGTTGTAGAGTAAATAGCTTGTTGTACTTCTTCAGGAAGCACATTTATATTTACACTTTCTTTAGTAATTATTTCTAATACGTTACCCATTGGGTCACGTTTACAAACATATCTATCAAGAGGGAAAACTCTTAGTCCTTCTTTAGATACAAATAATAAAACATTACCTCCAACTATTAAATGTTTAATTGCTTCAAATAAAGCAACTCTGTCAGATGATATTTCTATATCTTCCATTACTGCTTTTTCTACTTCAACTAAACCTTTATCAATTTCAGTTTTTAAATTTTCATCACCTTCCATATCTTTCAATACAAAGTTATCTATTGAAAATCGGAAAAAAGGTGCGTTAGGGGGAAGTAAAGTTAATAAGAGTTTGGATGCTAAATTGTTTACGCCTCTAGCTCCAACTCCTTGATAAGTTGTGTAGAAACGAGTTGTAGAAGTATGGCCTTCATCCGGTATAAGAGTAGGAATTGTGTATTGAGAGCAGTCTCTTCCTCTTTCAAGAAATAACTCTCTATCTCTAGCACATATATTGTAACGACCTTCTATAGTGTCAGAGTTATAGCCTACACCATAAGTTTCACTAGCCATTTAATTAGACACCTCCAACGATAGGTATTCTTAATTTAGATGAGCCAACTCTTTTTCTGTCATACGCAGAAGCCTTCGCACTTGTTCCTGTATATCCAGCAGGTTTAGGACTTGCTTGTTTATTTTCTGTAACAGCAGGTGCTATTATAACTGGCTCAGGTGGTGGTGGGGGAGCAGGCATTTTTGGTCTAAATATTGAACCACACATACTATTTTTCCTCCAATACGTTTTCTGATTGTTGTTTGTGTTTTTCGTGTAAGAAATTAATTACACTTCTTTGTCCACTTCTAAAACATATTTCCTTGTACTCCATAGTAATTGGTGGAGACCTTTCAGGAAATAATTTATCTAAAACATCCAGTAAATCTTTAGGGATTACTGGTAATTCTAAGTCTTTAATTGCTTTTATTATTTTCTTATTATTTTTATCCATAATTATATCTAAAGTGATGTTTTTATTTAGGAATAGTCTCTTTCAAGTATCATTTCTAAATAATGAATTGCTTTTTTAATGTCTTTTTCTTTACCTTTTTTCTTATGTCTACAGATATATTTAATTGCATTACCCTCAGCAAATGGAAGATTATTTTCGTTAATAAATTCAGCAGGCTGTATTTTCATACCTGTATAATGGTCTCCGTCAACTTGCTTATTTAAACTGTCATAAGTAGTACCTTTAAACATATCTTTATTTGTCATTACATTTACAAAGTTTTTCCATTAACCTTCCAATTTCTTTATCTTTATGTGAAATATCTTTATCTTTATGTGAAATATCTTTATCTTTTTGAAGTAACTCTATCGTTTGTTGGTCTCTTAAAATATCCATATCTTTTTTAAGTTTTTCATTTTCTTTCTTAAGTTCCTCTATCTGACGAGTTAAATCATTTTTTCCTCTGTCATCCATATCGTAAGTGACTTCATTTTCATAAGTTAAATCTTCGGAGCTTGCCATAATATAGGTTTCTTTGTTTTAAAATTATAATCGGTACTTCTTAATATTCGTGCCATTCTAGCTTGAAGTAGAGCTTCTTTAATTGTGTGATTATTTCTTTTATATTCTTCAACAACTGCTTTCCACATTTCAGGTAAAGTTTTATTAACTTTAAATAAAACTCTTTCAGCTTTGACAGCACCACACTTTTCTAATCCTTTATAGCCATCACTTAAATCACCTACTAAAGTTTGAAACATAAAATTATAATCTGCTGTTGGCTCATCAACTAATTCGGTATGATTGTCGTGCATAAAATGGTGAAAACAAGGTATAGTTCTCATATCTTTATCTGCACTTAATATAATACAATCGTCTCTAAATTCTGATGTTGCAAGAATACCAAGAGTATCATCACCCTCTAATGTAGGAAATACTCTTACTTCATATTTAGTTTTTAAATAATCTTTTAGAGGTTTTAGAATAATTGGTTTTCTTATTTTACGTCTATGAGATTTATATTCAGGTAATAATTTTTTTCTAAAATTATCTTTATCATCTAAAACAATAACTATATCTTTACAGTTAAGTTGTTTTAAATATCTATTTAATTCATTATCTAATAAATTTTTTCCTGTTTTAGCATCAGCGTGTAATGTCCACATATCGTGAGACCACTCTGTAGCTTCTTCAATAGCAGAGGCAATTCTATATACTAATATAGAACCATCTACTAATAATGTTCTTTTCTTAGCTCTTATCTTTCTGACCATTTTTACTCCAATTTAAGTTTTAATTTATTAATTTGGATGACGTTACTCATAGGAATAGTTGTTGTATTTCCACCTTCCTTGATTGAGCCATCATCTTCCCAAGTTAAATCACTCATTAAAGTGACTTCAGTTGAGTTCTTACTTATTAACCATCCTGTTGATAAACAGATGCTTAATTTTGTTTTCTTTGCTTTAGAAATTTCACACCATTCTGATGATGAATTTGCATCTACCCAATGAACAAAAACAAAATCATCTACTTCAGGAAATGTTTCTGTTTGAAAACTAGGTATAGTATATCTATTTAGTAACTTCAGGCTTTTGTATAGGTTCTTCCAAATTTTCATTTTTTAAAAATCCATAATTTAAAAGCATCTCCTTCCTAATGATTAGACACTTACTTCTATTTCCATCACCAACCATTCTAGGCTTGACACCATTGGCTAATAATTTTTTAACTATTTCTTTAAGAATTTTTACTGGCATTATTACAAAACAGAATAAATCATCCTTATCTTGAAAAGCGTGTACCCAATATCTAGCTTGAGTTACATTTATTCCTGAAGGTTTTTTATTACATTCTAATTCAATGGCTATATTTCCTGTCTTAGTCCACCAATCTCTTTCTGTCTTGACTTCAAATTCTTTCCCATTTAAACCTAAAATTTCTGCTATATTTTTTTCACTGTCCGTGCCATATTTCAGGTCAGTGATAAAATCATATTTGCTAAATGGTTTATTCATAAGGGCGTATGGTGAAATTGGTAAACACAAAGGACTTAAAATCCTTGATACTTCGGTATCTCTCAGTTCAAGTCTGAGTACGCCCACCAACTAATGAGTTTCACTCCAATTATTTCCTATGTGATACTCAGCATCTAGTGGACACCTAAAATTAAAATGCGTACCTGCATCCTTGATTGATTGTACTGCTAGTTTACCTATGGTATCAGCAAGAGTTGGTTTAACTTCAAGCTGTAACTCATCATGAATATGAGCAACCATAGAAACATCTTTTTGTGTGTAATCATTTTCTTTAAATTTCCTATGTAAGATTATTGTTGCTTGTTTAACTATAAGAGCACCAGCAGATTGAATTAAAGTATTCAAGCTACTATGCTCGCTTCTGATTAAAAGTTTTCTTTTATCTAATCCATATAAAAAATTATTATTTCTATATTTAACTAGAACATCATCTTTTAATTTTTTTAATGCTGGTAAGTTTTCTAAAAGTTTTCTTCTGAGTTCTTTTCCTTCTTTAATGCCTCCCTCAACAACTGCACCAAGCCTCTGATTTCCTGCTCCGTAAATGAAACTATAAATAGCAACTTTAGCTTGAGCACGTGAGGTAAGTCCGAGAGCTTTTCTGTTTTCGGTATGAATATCGCCCTCCAATAATACTTTTTTAAAACTCCCATTATCGTAAGGCTCAAGAAAATGACTAAGGCAACGTAGCTCAAGGCCACTAACATCACACCCAAGAAGATTGTAACCATCACTAGGAATAAATAAAGCCCTACACTCTTTACCAAATGGTACGGAATTAGAAGGTACTTGAGCAACATTTGGGGTGTTGTGCGTGCACCTGCCAGTAACTGCTCCATTTTCAATGACTTGACCATAAATTTTTCCATCTCTTTCTAATTTTAACCAACCATTCTTTCCTTCAGATAGTTGGGCTATTCTTTTTTGTACTAAAAAATGTTCTGCTAATATTTTAGCTTCCTTATAAGGAAGACTATTTAAAACTGTTTCATCAACTTTAGGACTACCATCAGGTGTATATATCTGAGGCTTCCATCCTTTAGCTATAAGTCTACTAGATATGTGGTGTCTACTATTAGGATTAAAAACTTCATCTTTATATCTTTTAATAGGTACACCCTTAACATAACCTTTAGTCTTGTTATCTCTTTTTGGCCTAAAGGTTTCTACAAATACTTTTCTTATTGGGAAGGCTGAAGCTAGAAGAGCTTCCAACTCCAACCTTCTGTTTGCAAGTGAGGCATACAGCTTCTTTGCAGAAGCCACATCAAAGGTAAATCCTTGTGCTTCTTGGCGAACAATACATTCGGCAAAAGAGTGCTCTAGCCTTATTGCTTCAGGAGAATATTTTTGTTTCAGAATTAAGTTATATAACTCTAAGGTAACACTTACATCTAACTCACAATAGTCTTGCATTTCTTTAGACCACTGAGAAAAATCTCCTGTTTTTATAAAGTCACCTTTTCTTAAACCAAGTCTGTAACCCCACGCTTCTAAAGAGTGTCTTCCTATTAATTTGCTGGGTACTTGCTTTAGTCTAAAATCTTCGTCTGTTCTATTAGTCCATATCAGCCTGCTACATAATAAAGTATCAAATACTTCTCCTTTGTATTTAAAATCAGGATATAATTTTTTGATTACTTGCAGGTCAAATTTTAATATATTGTGACCAACTAATAAGTCAGCATCACTTATAATTTTTAAACCCTGCTCAATATTATTATAATCAAAAGAGCCTATTAATCCTGTTTCTATATCTCTTGTTACTATACAATGGATTTTTGTTGCATCTGATAAGAAACCATTAGTTTCTATATCAAATATTATTTTCATTAATTCATTACTTGTATTTTTATATTTTTAATTGTTGGTATGATGTGTGCTACTTCATCAAAAGCATTAGTTATTATTTCTTTTGACTTAGTATTTTGTACTAAAAGTATTGGATATACATTAGGATATTTTAATACTTTATGTATGAGAGCTAGTAACTTTTTTAATACTGAATAAACATATAATTTATCTGTATCATCTAACTCATTAAAATCAGGATTAGTTTCTAAATAAGCATAAAGAAAATCGTTAATGTGTTTTTCTAATTTCTTCTTGCTCATCAAACTTTCCTTCAGATAATCTCCCAGTGTCCTTGTCATAATGTAAGTAGGTACAAATACCAGTCTCTCCTGTGTATCTATTTTTTAAACATCTAACTGTCATAATATCTTTATATTCATCAGATTGTTGATTACGTTCACAACCTAAAAC